GGGTTGGTCGCCGACACGGCCGCACTCGTCGGCGTGATCGTGACCGCGACCGCTGTCCCCAGGAGGCTCGCCAAAGTGGCGTAAACCTCGGACGCGGCGAAATCGTTCAGGAACGTGATCGACACGCTCGAGTCTTTGATGCCGCCGATGCGCGAGATGTTTGTTTCGCCCATCGCGGTCGTTTGGAGATCTGCACACGTCTCGTTGAAACCGCTGATCGACGTCACATGATCTGTGAGGTCTACCCCGTTCACGGTGACGGTGACCGTGTTGGACATGAAAACGGCCATGATTAGCCTTCCTTTGCTTTGGTTGTCGATGTTGCGGCTAGGTGGCCGCCGGAAATGAGGGCCTCGATGTTGCAGCCCTCGAGGTCGCCGTCGGTAACGGTCCCCCCAGGTTCGACGCCGGCTACCGTCCTGGTGCCGGCGACCTTGTAAGTAGTGCTCATATGGCGTATACCTCCACGTTAAAGATTGCGCCGACGTACTGCGAATCGGCGACTATGACATTTCCGTAAGCGGTGCAGCTAGTAACCTGCGACGTCGATGCTTCGCCGCCGAGGGTTGTGTCGCCCCGTATTGCAGCCTCGACGGAATCTGAGCCGGTAATGAAGCCGTCTAAGACATCCTGGCCGGCGTTCGGTTCCCACCGTTGCGCGAGCGCCAATACTTCGAAATTGAACTGGGCGAGGCCTTGCCCCGACATGCTCTGATGGTATTCAGCTACCGGGCCACCGGGCCGAACTATTGCGCACGGAACGGTCACCCTATCGGGAACGGTGTCGAACACAGCTACGAAGGTGCTCACGGTTTCCAGCCTGACTTTGATCTCGTCCCGAATGGCGGTGTAGTCGGCCATCTGTTCACGCCACAGCCGGCAGGCGGTAACCGGACAGCAACGCGCGCACATCCGGGTCGATGCGGGATATGCGGACGGCGTCGCCTTCGAGGCCGGCCTGGAAACCCAACGGCGAGCTGCGCCGCTGGTATAGGCGGGCACCGAGCACCGTCGACGCTTGCACTACCGCCTTCGGTATAGACATCCCGTACCCGTAATAGGCCGTTACCTCTACGGTAGCGCGGCCGCTAAGCGGCCTGGGGAACGATGAGCCGTCAACGCGGCGAATGATGCGGTAGGGGGCGTCGTTGCCGTCCAGCACAAACTCGGAGGTGATGGTCAGCGTCGTGTCGTAGGTGCCGTCATCGGCGGTATCGGTTTTGACGACCAGCGAAGTCAGCTGGGCTATATCGTCGACCATTACGACCCGGTCATTTGTCGGCCGGTAAACCTTGCTCGATGCCGACCCTGGTACGGCAAAGCTGCGCCCCGTGTAGTTGTCGATTTCTTGCTCTGCGGCATCTATCGCGGCATCTATCGGGTCGTCTTCGGTGGCCGTTCCGGCGGGAATGCCGAGGTAGGTCTTGACGACCGCCCTGGTCGTATAGGCGGGCATCGGTTACTTCTTTTTCGCGGCCGGCTTCTTTTTCGCGGCCGGCTTAGGTGCCGGCTTGGCGGGTTCCGGCTTCTGGATGCGACTGGGGGCTTGCTTGTCCCAGAGTTTGTTTTCGCTCATCTGTTGTCCTCCTGGTGGTAACGCCCCGGCCCGGTTTGACTGCCGAGCCGGGGCGCTCCCTGGTGGGGGGCTTTGGCCTAGAAGCTTGGAGCGACGAGGCCGGTTCCGTAGACGGTGGATATGGCGGCCGGGTAGCGACCTCCAACGAATCCGACGTAGGAGTACACGACCAGTTTCACGGTCAGGCTGCCGCCTGTCGTCTGGTCCATACGGATCTGCGCCGGGGTGCCGTCGCCGTCTTCGAACAGGAGCATGTCTGCGCGGCGGACGACGTAGACGATGTCTTCGTCTGATCCTGCGCCGGCTGTGGTGGTGATGTTCGCGTCGGTGACGACCGGGATGCCGGCGACCTGAAGGCCGAACGATCCGTAGCCGGCTGTCGGGCCGACACCCATCGTGTTCGAGGGCACGTTCGCCTGCGGCAACACGAGAGGCCGGTTCGAGGAATCGACCGCCGCTGCCAGCCAGGCTGCGCGACGCGGATGCATGAGCACCAGATCAGCTCCCGCGTAGCGGTTGCTGCTGATGCGCTGGATCGCGTCGATCAGCTTCGGGTAGAACTCGGCGACCGTCGGCGAGCCGTCGGTATAGGCCACCTGGGCGATGCCGGAGATGTTGCCGATGCCGAGCAGCTGCCCGGAACTACCCGTCCCGGAGATGATCTGAGTGTCCTTCACGGTCGCATGGGCGGCCGCGAGGTCAGCCATGATCAGCGCGTCGATGCCGTCGCCGCGTTCAATGGCCTGACGGCTGACATCCTGCTGACCGGCGATGGTACGAATATCGCTGGTCAGGAGAGTGTCGTCCATGTCCGTTTCGCTGACAGCGGAATTTTCCGATGTCTGAACGGCGGCCGACGACCCTGTCGTCACACGCGAGATGTTCAGCGTCATGCCGCCCTGTGGAAGCGGAAGCCGGGTGCACAGGTTCGCGAACGGCTGGCCGGCGCGAGCCAGGTCAGCAGCCAGGTCGACGAGGTACTGAGGCACGACGAGGCCGGCGAATGCGCCAGTCCCAACGTCTCGGTGCTCGACGTCCATCTCGACGGTGTGCCGGCCGATTCTGGCGCTTGCGCCGGGATCGTGGCGGTACTGCATGTGGAAAAGGTCTTGGAAGAACGACCGGCCCGAATGCTCGTCGTAGGTCAGCGGTTCGTCGGTGACGGTCACGAGGCCTGCGGCACGTTCTTCGGGGGCGTCTTCGGTGGACGCCACCTCGGCGCGCAATTTGGCAGCCTCCAGGTTCGCGACCTGGATTTCGCGCAACTCCGCGATACGGACGTCGAGGGCGTCTGCGCGCACCTTGAGATCCTTGAGGTTGGTGTCCTCGGATTCGGTGAGGTCGCGGGCTTCATCTGCCGCGCGCTCCACGAGCCCGGTTTGGGTGGTGCTGATCTCGTCGCGTTCGGAGACCAGCTGGTCAAGTAATTGCATTATCGCACTCCTCAGTAGAGGTTCTATGTCAGAGGGTGCGTTTGGGTGCCGGGGATCAGCCGGCGGCGCTCACGCGGCGCTCAGTAGGATTGTAGCGTATTGTGGTGGCGAGGGTGGTTATGTTGCGAGCAGGTGCCGCCAGCGGGCCAGCTTGGGGGCAACCTGTGGGTCATCGGGGTCGTAGGAGCGGACGGCTAGCACCTTTGCTTCGCCGTAGGCGGCTGCCGTCACTAAACCGACGTGGTCGAGGCGACCTTCGAGGCGCGTTTTGTAGACGCGGCCGTCGCGTTGCTCTGTCCGGTTACGTATAGGCATGAACGCTACCGATAGGCCGCTGACCATGCCATCGGCGGCAAGCTGCCGCGACTCTTCGGCTCGTGCCGTCGGCGCTAACCTGAAATCGGCAAGCAACCCGTCGGCGGTGTTCTCCCAGGTGGTTGACATGCCTAGCGGATGCCGGTTGCGGTCATGCTGCTCGAGGAGCGGGATTTTGGTGCCGCGTTCCTGGATGCTTTTATCGAATACGGTGCGCGCGAATTGTTCGATGTAGTCGCCGGCGTCGAATGTGGTATGCCACGGGGCGACGATGCCTAGCAGATGGTGACCGTCGTCGGCTTCGCGCAACTCCAAGTATTCGAGTTCGACGGTGCGTGTCTCGATGTTCATAACAGGACGTCCTCCTCGAGGTCTAGGTCCTCGATGGCTCTGATTTCGGGGACGGATAGCCACCCGCCGGCTAGGGCCTGGGCATGGGCCGCGTACCGGGTGTTCGTGTCGGCGCGGAGCAAGGCGTCGAGGTTGAATTTGGCTTCTTGGCCGCGCGGCAGCAACGTCGACAACGCGGCTTCGACGCGGGTAAGCCAGGGGCGGAGTGTGTAGGTGGCGAAGAAGCGCGCATCATCCTGGGCGTTTGCGTAGGTACGCGAGTCTGAGCTGCCTACACCTATGAGGTAGGAGGGGACACCGAAGACGGTACAAATTTGTTGCGCCGAGAAGCGGCGCGATTCGACTAACTCGAGGTCGGACGCGGAGAAGCTGAGCGTCTTGTACGACATACCGCCCGATAGGACCGCCGGGGAGCGTTGCCGGCCGCCATGTGAGGCCACGAATGAGGCTTTGACCGCGTCGGCTTCGGCCTGCGTCAAATTGTCTTCAGATTGGAGGACGCCGGCTGGTATTGCGCCGTTGACGTACAACTCGGCGGCGTGGTCTTCGCCGGCTATAGCGAGGCCTAGCGCGCGGCGTTGCATCGCTAACGGGCCTAAGCCGACGTCGTGACCCGGCAACGTGAGGCCGCGTATGTGCAAAATGTCTTCAGCATCGTAAGCGCGGCCGGCGACGTTATAGGTGCGGGTGCCGTTGCGGACGATTACCGCTACCGCCGAGGGGGCTAGAACGAGGAAGGTGCGCGGGTGGCCTAACGAATCGCGGTCGCCGATTAGCAGATAGGCGTTGCCGTCTATTAGTAGCGACACGAACACGGCCGCCAGGGTCGACATGCGGGTGCTCGCCGGGTCGGGGTTTTTGAGGACATCCGGGGTGCGGGACAGTTCGACTTTGCCTCGGTGAGCGTGCAACGGCAGCGACGCGGCGGTATCCGAAATGATTTGAACGCACCGGTACGCGACCGGGATCGACAACGTAGTCGACTCGGTTATGGATAGCGGCCCGGTGAGCGGCTGAGCG